ACAGGTTTGCGCGTTACTGAGGCTTTATCTTTAAAATGGGAAGACTGCACTGATGGAAGCATTACAGTTTGGAAAAATAAAACAAACACGCCCAGAACAGTTCCCCAAACTCAACAAGTTAACGATATTTTAGCTACGCTTCCAAAAGATATTCGCGGTCCTTTTTACGATATAACATATTCTGAAACCCGACACGCATGGGATAAAATGCGTAAAGCAATGGGTAAAAATAATGTAGATGGGTGGACGATCCACGGATGCCGCCATACATTTTGCTCAAATCTAGTCCAACAAAACGTCCCCATTCAAATAGTGGCTTCTTTAGCAGGACACTCAGACATTCGCATGACCATGCGATATGCTCATTTAAACACTAATGTCCTTGAAGAAGCTATAAATAAATTGAATGAAAGAGATTGAACTGGAGAAACATAACCAAGCTGAAGCCCAAAAAAGATACCATAAAAAAACAAACGCCCTCATATCTATGGGGGCGGAATCCCATACAAAGACCGGGAAGGTAGCTGTAAGCCACTCTATTAACAATTTAATAATAGGGATTGAAGAATATTTAGACAACCCCAAGGCTGGGGAGGGTAAAAAATTTAAAAAATATTTTCGGCTATTACCAATAGAATTAACTGCTGTAGTAATTTCACGATCTGTCATTAATTCAATAAGCCAAGAAAAGAAAAGAGCATCAATGGCTGTTAGAGTAGGTCGTGCTTTAGAACGTGAAGTTGCTCTCCAGGAATTTAAAAAAAATAAAACAGATCAGTTTGAGAAGCTAAAGCTTGAGCATGAGTCAATAAAAGGAGAGTCTAAGAAAGCTAAAAACATTCTTTTAGATGCTAGGATTAGATACGGAATAAACTATTCTAATTGGGGCGTAAAGGTGTGTGGTGGCGTGGGATTAACCGCTATCCAGATCATGGCTAAATATACAGGCATGATTGAATCCTATACTAAATCTGAATTTGGTAAACGTGTGGGCTATGTATCAGCTTCAGAATCTATGATTACTTGGCTAAATGAGGCGCATAAACGTAACTCAATATCTGAATCTTTATTTAGACCCATGATTAGTCCGCCAAAAAATTGGACAACTAACTATGATGGTGGGTTTTATTTAGACCAATATCAAGACAAGACCCTCATAGATGATAAGGAAAACCGATATAAAGATTTAAAAGACAGCTCTTGTCCAGTGTTGTTTAGTGCTGTAAACCATCTTCAACAGTGTCCTTGGACAATTAATTCTAAAGTGTTGTCTGTTATGAAGCAGCTTTGGGAAACTGGAACGCCTGTGGCTGACCTGCCTGATCCCGAAATAAAACCTGAGCCTGTTTGGAAGGAACATTACAAAGATAATCCAGAACAGTTGCGAGATTATAAATCTAATTTATATTTAACTAAAACTGCAAATTCAAAAAACATATCAAAAAGATATGAATTGCAAGCTTTGTTTGAGATTGCTGATTTATATGAAAAGAAGATGATGTTTTTTCCATACAGTATGGATTTTAGAACCAGATGTTATCCCATACCACGCATTTTACATCCACAATCTGACGATAAATCTAAAGGTTTACTGCATTTTTGGGAAGGAAAACCTATTGAAACTAAGGAACAAGAAGACTGGTTTTACATTCATGGGGCTAATTGCTGGGGAGAAGATAAAGTAAGCTTTGAAAATCGTGTTAAATGGGTGAATCAAAATGCTCAGTTTATCAGAGAATGTGCTGACAATCCTTTAGATTTTTTAAGGTGGACTGAGGCTGACAAACCTTTTCAGTTTTTAGCATGGGCTTTTGAGTTCAGACAATACCAAAGATTGGGAACTAAATTTCACAGTAGAATACCCATTGCTATGGATGGAAGTAATAACGGCTTACAAATAATGTCGCTTTTGTTACGCGATAAAGATTTAGCTGTCAAAACAAACGTGCTACCATCAGATGTTCCTCAAGATATTTACCAATTAATCGCTGATAAAGTAGTTAAGACGTTACAAAAAAATCCTGGAACAGAAAGTTTAAACTTATTGCGCTATGGCGTGGATCGTAAATTACTTAAAAAAGCTATTTTAGTAGTGCCATACGGTGGCTCATTTACTACTTTACTTGGAATAATACAGAATGAAATCTACAGTCGAGCTTTAGTTAAAGGAGAGTTGCCGTTTAAAAACCTTAGAAAGCACTGTTCAGTACTTACTAAAGCTCTTTGGGAGGTCATAAAAGAAGAAATGCCTACTGCATTAAATCTTATGATCTGGCTTAAAGACACTATTAGACCTGTAGTCGCTGAAAATATTGAGCCTTCATGGACTAGTCCGCTGAATTTAAAAGTCTATCAAGGATATCGCAATACTAGAAGAGAGGTAGTTGTAACTGCATTGGGGTATAAAGTAAGGAGAGCTTGTAATGTGATGATAGATTTGAAAACTTTAAGTTTAGGTAAAAATACTAGAAGTATTTCCCCAAACTTCTGTCATTCACTGGACGCTTCTGTTATGTTATACACTGTGGAAAGGATGAAAGAATTAAATATAAATGCACTGTCTATGGTGCATGATAGCTTTGCCACATTAGCTGCTGACGCACCTGTATTAGCGCGTCAACTTCGAGAGTCAGTTGTTAAGATATTCTCTGACAACTTGCTTGAGAAATTTCAGCAAGACATTAAATCATTAATGCCTGACGCTGAGTATCCAAATCTTCCCGATCTGGGTGAGTTGGATATTAATCTTTTACATAGGTCACGCTATTTCTTTAGCTGACCGCAACAACATTTTAAAAAATTGACAAAAATAATTACCCCAACAGGTAGGGCTTTGTTCCCTGCTTTAAATCCAGGATTTCCTGACACTACTTACGAACCTGTATATCAAGTCTTGCTATGCGGTACTCCAGAACATTTTGGAGATTTCATTAAACAGATTCAAGCTCTCCATGAGAAAGCTATTAAATCTGAACAAGATGCTCTAGATAAAGCAGGTAAAAATAAGAAAGTGAAAGTTCACAATCTTCCGATTGTTGAAGACATTAAGGATAAAGATGGAAACTTAACAGGAGAAATCGCTCTTAAATGTAAGTTAAAATTTCAAAAGAAATTCAGAGACGGCAAAGTAGTCGAGCAAACTTTGCAGTTATATGATTCTAAAGGTAAACCATATAACGGGTCTGAAGAGATTGGTAACGGTTCAAAATTAAAAATAGGCGTTTATCCTAAAGCTTGGAACAGCCCTGCATTAGGGGTTGGAATAACTTTAGAGATAGGAGCTGTTTTTATTATTGATTTAATTTCTAAATCAGGTCGCGCCAACTCGGCTGAAGAATGGGGCTTTGAAGAGGAAGAAGGTTTTACAGCAATTCCTGAACCTGTTTCTAAAGCTTCATCTGAAACTCAGGAAGAAGATTCCGAAGTAAATTTTAACTTCTAAAAATGCAATTTAGTCTTCGACTCTTGCTTAATCCTGTCCCAGCTAGTAGGCCAAAAGTGACTCGGTGGTCTACTTATTACGGCAAACGCTACACGGAGTACAGAGGTGCATCTCCTGAAGCAATTGCTAAAGCTGTTAAGGAAGCAGGAGTTGAAGACTTTTTACCTATAAAAGAAAACGTCCTTATAGTCGCAATCTATGAGGTCAAAAAACCTAAAACAACAAAACTCGATTTTCCAAAACCCGATATAGATAATTACGACAAGGCTCTTTTCGACGCTCTAAGTAAGGCACAAATCTGGGTGGACGATCACCAAATATTAGCCTCGTTTTCTATGAAACGTTGGGCGAAAAAAGAACCATGTACAAAACTTATGATAATGACTCTCAATTCGTCAGGCACATACCCTGCGACAAATGCGGAAGTAAAGATAACGCAAGCTTATATTCAGACGGCCATACGTTCTGTTTTGGATGCAACCACCGAGAATCAGGTGAAGGTGAAGTAACTAAATATAAACCTAAACCTAAAATGTCTCCAGAGTTATTAGAAATAGAATATTCCAACCTCGAAAATAGAAAGATAAACGAGGAAACTTGCCGTAAATGGAAGTATGGATACGGCTACACTAAAGAAGGTAGACCAGTACACATTGCAACTTACTGTGACGATTACGGTAAACCTGTAGCACAGAAGCTACGCGGTGCTGGTAAAGAATTTTCTATTGTAGGTGACGCCTCAAAAATGGGTTTATATGGTAAGTATATGTGGCAATCGGGCGGTAAAATTTTGACCATATGTGAGGGAGAGTTAGACGCATTATCAGTCAGTCAACAGACAGGTAACAAGTACGCAGTAGTAAGTATTCCAAATGGTTGTCAATCAGCTAAGAAAATTATAGCTAAAGAATTAGAATGGATTGAAACTTTTGAGTCTTGTGTGTTTATGTTTGACCAAGATGAGCAAGGTCAGCAAGCTGCTAAAGAATGTGCGCTTATGTTGAGTCCGGGAAAAGCAAAGATAGCTTACCTTCCATTGAAAGATGCAAGCGAGATGTTACAAGCAGGTCGAGGATCTGAAATAATTCAGGCTCAATTTGGTGCAAAAATTTTTCGACCAGATGGCATAGTCAGTGCAGATACACTTTGGGAAAAGGTATCCGAAGTCGATAATCAAGAATGTATTCCCTATCCTTGGGATGTCCTCAATTTAAAAACTGGAGGCATCCGTAAATCTGAACTGGTGTGCCTGACCGCAGGTACTGGTATTGGGAAATCCTCAGTGTGTCGAGAAATTTGTTACTGGCTCTTAAAGAAGGATTTAAAAGTGGGTTACATTGCTTTGGAAGAATCCGTTAAAAGAACTGCTCAAGGCATTATCGGATTAGAATTAAACAAACCTATTCATTTGCATGGCCATGAGGTCGATGAAGCTACGTTAAAAAAAGGATTTGATGCCACGTTAGGTCAAGGCAATCTAACGCTGTATGATCATTTTGGTTCAACAGATGCTGATAATTTATTAAATAAAGTACGGTACATGAGCGTGGCAATGGGCGCAGAATATATCGTCCTCGACCACCTTTCGATTGTTGTCTCTGGCTACGAAGATGGGGACGAGCGTCGTAGGATAGATAATGTGATGACTAAATTGAGGTCACTGGTAGAGGAACTAGGCATTTGCCTCTTCCTTGTAAGCCATTTAAAGCGTCCTATGAACACTTCTCACGAAGAAGGGGGTCAAACTAGCTTGGCACAACTGCGTGGCTCACAGGCTATTCCACAGCTTAGTGACATAGTATTAGGCTTTGAGAGGAATCAGCAAGATTCTAAGCTTGCGCACGTCACCTGTATGAGAGTCCTCAAGAATCGCTATTCTGGAGAGACTGGAATAAGCGGTTATTTGAAATACGACCGCGACACAGGTAGGCTACACGAGTGTGATCTAGAATTTGAATCTGAATCACAAAAATTTAACAATAAAAAAATTACACAAAACGTACCATTTTAAGGGGAAAAATGACAACACACAATAAAACTACAAACGAATATAATCACTACACTGTTGAAGTAACTAACGCTATCCAAGAACTTGGGAAGCGACCGTTCAAAGACACGTTTATTTTTGACATTGAGACTGATGGATTTGATGCTACCAAAATACATTGCATTGGACTTTCAACACCGTTAGGTGAGAGAGCTATATATTTTGGTAAGTATTTAAAAATGGGATTAGAGCATTTAGCTAATGCTAAACACTTAATCGGTCACAACATTATCGGTTTTGATTTGCCAGTGATTAAAAAATTATATCCTGATTGGTCTACTAAAGCTAAAATTAGTGACACATTAGTTATGGCTAGAGTGGGTTACCCAGATATAGTAAAGCACGATTGGTCGAATGTTAAAAAGAATGACATGCCTAAAAAATTATATGGTAGGCAAAGTTTAGAAGCTTGGGGGTACAGGCTGGGAATACATAAAGGAGATTTAGGATCAGACGGAAATGAAACTGATTGGACTAAAGATTACGATGATGCTCTCGGTGACTATTGCTTACAAGACGTTTCAGTAAACTTAGTTTTATATGAACACTTACTTAAGAAAGGAGTATCTGAAGAATGTTTAAAGCTAGAGCAAGACTTTATGCGAGAAATACAGAACATGATGGATGCTGGATTTCATTTTGATGTAAGTAAAGGAGCTGAATTGTATGCTAAACTTAGTAAGAGAAAATCAGAGATTGAAGTAGAATTACAAAACATATTTCCACCTCAAATTTCTTACATGAAAACTCCTCAATATTATTTAGATATTCACGATAATAAATATAGAATTAAAGGTGACTGCCCTAAAGAGTTTCGTTCTACTTTAAGAAGAGGACCTCTAAAAGAAAAGAAAGTGTTATTTAATCCTAGTAGCCGTGACCAGATCGGGAAAGCTTTTATTGAAAAATATAACTGGAAGCCTAAAGAATACACTAACGAAGGTAAGCCTAAAGTTGATGAAAGTGTGTTAACGTCTCTGCCTTTTGAAGAGGCTAAACCACTGGCTGAATACATGATGCTTACTAAGCGTGTTGGACAGTTAGCTGAAGGAGAACAAGCTTGGCTTAAATTAGAAAAAGAAGGGAGAATCCATTCTTTTGTGAACCACAACGGAGCAGTGTCGGGTCGTTGCACACACAGTCGACCTAATTTGGGTCAAGTACCTGCGGTACGCGCTCCTTACGGTAAAGAATGTCGTGAGTTATTTAACGTCCCTTCAGGTTATTCATTAGTTGGAGCTGATATGAGTGGGCTAGAATTAAGATGTTTAGCTCACTATTTACACACTTGGGATGAAGGTGAATACGCTAAAGAAATATTGTCAGGAGATATACATACTATGAACCAATGGGCTGCAGGTCTAAATACTCGTGACGAAGCGAAAAGATTTATCTATGCATTTCTTTACGGTGCTGGCTCTGCAAAAATAGGTGAGATTGTAGGTGGAGGTATTAGAGAAGGGATGTTGATGAAAAATAAGTTTTTAAATTCTTTACCTGCTCTGGAATCTCTTATGACTGCTGTTGAATATAAAGTAAAAAATACAGGAGAGTTGAAAGGATTAGATGGAAGACCTTTGCCCATACGATCAGTTCATTCAGCTTTAAATTTATTACTACAATCTTGTGGAGCAGTGTTGATGAAGAAAAGCACCGTACTGTTGATGGAAGAAATTTATAAAGCTAATATAGATGCTCGTCTAGTTGCTCATGTGCATGATGAAGTTCAATTAGAAGTTGTATCTGAAATGGCAGACCACGTTGGAAATCTTGCAGTAGAGTGCATGAAGAAAGCTGGTAAAGATTTTAAATTTAAATGCCCTTTAGATGGGGAATACAAAGTAGGAAAAAATTGGTCGGAGACTCATTAAAATGGCGTACCCTTATAAAACAATAAATTGTCAAGTCGATGTTAACGTATGTATTAAGTGTCATGTCTGCTCTTGGGAGCTAGAGGTCACTGATGTTGTATACGACATAAATCATAATCCTCATTTTAGAGTTATACCATGTGAATGTAATCCTCCAGATGTAGACATAGAAGCTGAGATGCCTCAGTATGATGCCTTAAGAAGGTTACCTTTGTCTGAAAACACAATTATGATTAATAATTTATGGGAATCTACATTGATTGATATAATTAAAGAACACACTAAGCACGAAGGTAATGACTTTTGGGATATGCTTAAAGATGAAATGGAGTCAAACAGTGAAAGCAATTCTTGACCCCGATCCTTTATTACTTATCGATGCTGATGTTCCTTTATATCAAGCTTGTTTTTCAGCTGAACACGATTGGCAATGGACTGAAGAAATTCACAGTTTAAATGCTGATATAAACGTAGCTGAAGAAGTGTTTGAAAGGTACATTCGCAGTATTGTTATTGAGTTTCCTCCTGTATTTACACCTATTTTATGCTTCTCTGGAAGCGATAATTTCAGGACTGAGATATATCCCAAGTACAAAAGCAATCGAAAAGATAAGCGTAAACCCTTATTGTTGGATGAATTGCGACAATTAATGATGAGTAAATACCTATCTATTAGGCATCAGAATTTAGAAGCCGACGATGTGCTAGGTCTTATGTCGGCATCGGGAGTTATGGTTTCCATCGATAAAGACCTTAGAACTGTTCCTGGTTTGTTGTATAATCCTAATAAGCCTGAAGACGGTATTCTAATAATTGAAGAACCTGAAGCTGATTACAACCATTTATACCAAACTCTTGTTGGGGACTCTACCGACGGTTACTCTGGATGCCCTAGCATAGGACCGGCAAGAGCTTCTAAAATATTAGATGAAGATTGTTCTTGGGATGCTGTTACTTTTGCATATGAAAGAAAAGATTTAACTGCTGATTATGCTTTAACACAGGCGCATATGGCTCGTATTCTTCGACCTGGAGAGTATAATTTTGCACAACGTAAGCCGATATTATGGCAACCACCCAATCTACATGAAATATAAAATACCTGAAAATATAAACGTCTTAGGATCACTCTTCAAAATTAAACAAACTACATTATTAGATGATGAGCAAAGCCAATCATATGGAGAATGGGATGGCTCTGATTTTACTATCTATTTAGAAATTAGTAGTCCACCAGCTCATAAGGCTGTGACCCTACTTCACGAGTGTATACACGGGCTGGACGAGCTAAGTCACATGAGGCTCAGCCATCAGAACGTGTATATCTTATCTCAGGCTCTGTTTCAAATAATAGTACAAAACCCTGAGCTAATTAAATATATAGCTGATTCCCCTATGCTAGAAGAAGAGTGGAATCGGAGCAGAACACGCCACGACAATAAAAGCGAGTACGGCGAGAACGGCTGAATAGAATATAACTTGTCTTTTAATTTTCATAATAATTACCATTTAGTGCGAGAGGCCCAATAAGCAGCGGATAGTTTACCCTTTGCAATATTCTTTGCATGACGCGCCTTAAAAGATTTACGCCTTGCTTTCTCTTTAGCAGATTTAGGATTCTTACCAGCTCCTCGTACACCTTGTTGGCCGAACCTTATTAGCTTAGTTTTATTACCCACCTTGGCCACAACAACGTGTGATTTGGTTTTATGTTTAGGAGTGCGCTTAGGCTTGTTATAACCACTCACTCCTGCACGAGCTAGTTTAGGATCTTTTTTCTTTGCCATATTAATAACGTGTGGATTTACGCCTTCCTGGAGAAGGAGGCTTTTTCTTATTTTTCTTCTTCATGTGATATTGATAATTGTCGTTGAACAATGTCGTGCATTAACTCAACAGGGTCTTTAGGTTCAGGGGTGTCACTTATCCCCTTTAAGATTGCTGATAGTGAAGTTACTACCAACGTGATTAATGTTGCTACGATAGCAAGGTTTTCTCCATCAATGTATTTAACACTGACTAGAAAAGCGAGTACTAAGATACATAAGTAAAATGCTCCGAATACAGCGAGGTGCTTACCCGCTTTCTCCTTGGCGGTTTCTTGAGCTTTTATAGTATCTATCTTTTCTTTAAGCTCTACTTTACGAAGGGCTAATTCTGATTTTAATTCGGCGCGTTTAAGAGCAATAACTTCTTTTGTTGAACCTAAAAGTTCAGCCGCTTTAGCATCCTTATCACCGCCGTTACCGTTACCATTAGTTTCAGGCACTTTATACGGAGGATCACCACCGTTAACAATCTTAGAAGCCTCTTGTGGCTCTAAGTATTCTTTATCATCATCTTTTTTCTTTTTATTAGGCATCTCTATTACCACCGTATTTCTTGTTGTAAAGCATTGTTATGTGCTTATGTGCCAGTTCCAATGGAAGGGCAAGAATGAAGAAGAATGCTTTAAGAAACCCTGTAATAGGTGCTCGCATACTTGGGAATACAAATACGAGTAAAGCACTGAGCCATGCCCACCTAACCACTGTATCTGTAGTTTCTGCCATTACCTGAGTAGTTTTAGTACTTGCTACTGGAGTCGGAGAAACATTAGGAACACTAGGTAAACTAGGAGTCATTAGACTACAAGAACTTAGTGTTAATAATAATAGATAACGCATTATGTGTTGTTTTCAAATACCGCAAATGTAACGCTTTCAGAATCATCACTTAAACTATTCGATGCATCTCTGATTGCTATGTTGAATCCAGTTGCAGCAATTGAACTTGCACTACAGGTCATAATCGTTCCTGTGGAGTCTTCATATGAAAGTAATACTGTATAATTTGTCGTGGACATATCAGTGTCGATAACCACACTATACTGCCCTGCACCACTTCTAGATACCGATGCTACATTATAGCTAGTTCCAAGCAGTGCTGGAGAAGATACTGTCGTAAATCTGCCAAAGGCTTTGGGGATAAACTGCATCTTTGCTTCAAGTGCAGCAATCCTAGCTTCGTATCCTGACAACCCTACTGGTAGAGCATCTACAGACGTTTTAATTGAATTTAAATTGACAGCACTAGTAACAGTAATATTATCTGTTTTAGCTTTGATGCCTATAATCTCTACATCTTTATCTAGCTGATTAGCCTGACCTGTAAGAGCTTGATTCTGACGGCGAAATTCGTGGGGACTGCGACCTCTCATTTTGCTAACCAAGCGACTCCTGCGCTAATTGCTGTTGATAATATAGCTACCGCCCCGATCAATGCCGACCGTGAGTTTTCCAGCTCTCTAAGACGCTCGTCATGTTTTTGTATGGTTTCGTTATGAGCATTTGTAATAGCAATTAATGCATCCATCTTGCCCTCTAAACGGCCTAGTGCTAAAAGTAAATCTTGTTGTTGTTCAGTCATCACACCTTATTATTCCATCATATTCAAATAAAGCTGTACTTCATCTTTCATTTTTCTAATACTTTTTTGGTCATCTAAATCACCTGTTTCTAGCTCATTTATCCATTCGTAATATTTATTAACAGTAGCTAAATCTGATTTTAATCCAGCAACTTTATTTCCTAAACTTAACCACACATAAAGTCCAACTTTTTGCATAGTTGAATTAGAAGACTGTAGGGCTTCAGAAGCAAACTGAGCTTTAGCAATTTCTCTGTACATGTTTACGATAAGTTTTATCTTTGCTACTTTACCTAAAGGGTTATCTCCCCCCATAGATTTTTCAATTTTATAGTCAAAATCTTCAGCTTCTTCATATGGATTGTAAACTTCCCTTTTTATAGCACCTTTTTTATTTCTAACTACATCTCCATTTTCATCTTTTACGTCCCTAGTGGCTTCAGTCACAAACAGATTTGCAATTGCTTCCTTTATATTCATTTGTTTAGTTTCAGATTTTATTTCAGGATTTCCAGTTTTATTGTTTATCACAACTCTAGTAACTTCCTGATCTAGTTTTAAATCCCAAACATTTCTATTAAGTAAATGCCAGTAAGTACCTTTGTTTGTACTTTTCTTACCTTCAAATTCTTCTTCAACATCTACCGTTAATTTATCTAACGGCACTGCTATACCGCTTATTGTTACATATTTAGGTAAAGGTTGGAATGGAGATTGAACAGTATCTCCTTCAAAATAATTAGCATCTTCACCCCTTGGACCTGCCTTTGAACCTGAAGTCAATCTTTTAATTTCATTAGCGACAACATCGTCTACAGCCGCAGTACGCCTTAAAGGATTAAAAACGTCTTTCATGTAATTAATCCAACCTTGTTCAGGCTTAATTTTTAATTTTGAAACAGGTTCAGACATCCAAGTTCTGTCCATGGGACCGCTATACCCTTGAAGCCAAGAAAGGTTAGATTGATAACCATCTAGAAAACTTTGCTGTTGACGCTTAACATTTTCGGTAGCAAACGATCTAAAACCTGAAGCATATGGCATTGTTTGACGAGTTATATTTCTAAGTATTTGTTCTCTTTGAGAAGGCTCACCATCTCTAAGTTTAAATACTTGCGACAAACCTTGTAAGAAAGGCATTTCATCTAACTGTTCATATAAAGAAACAAAATCTCTAACTACAAATTGTTTTAAATTTTCAGCAGTCATTTTTGTACCGCCCTCAGTAGCTTGCATAAATTCTACAGCATCTCCTGCCGCTAAAGGATTAGCTAAGAAAGGCATTAACCTAATAAGGTCAGTGTGTGTACCATCATCATGTATATATGAATTTTTTCTCCATCCAGCAGCTTTCCATTGTTTTCTTGTTTCCGGATCTGGAGGTCCGTTACCTGTTATTCTTCCTTCAAGAGCAAGTTCGTAAGCTTTGTATGTAGAAAACAGAGCAAACATCGCTTTCCCATAAGATCTTCGCGCTATTTCAGCATCAGCAGGAGAGCCATTCAGACCTCTTAAGTCACGCCTCAATTCCTTAATAACTTTAGGAATTGCGACTAATGTTTTACGATCAGTCAGCCATTCAATAAGGTTGTAGGGGGTACGAACAAAAGGTATTTGAGTTCTTAATAACGGACCTGCTAAAGGAACTTGATCTATAGCTTTATTAGCTGTACCAACTGCTTGGGCCATTCCAGGACCAATCGAATGACGGGACGCCCCTTCTCTAAGTTCTTTTTCTAAAGGAGTAGTGAAAGTCATTCTCCTAGCTTGGTCTAAACCTAATTTAGAAGCCGCTACTAAGCTTTGGTCAAAATTGTCTCTCATGTATTTAGTAACAAATGCTGTGTATTCTGAACGGGCAATTTCACCTGATTCTAAAGCTTCATCTGCGGCTTTAATTGCAGCATTACCTACTTTTTGGTGTGTGTACATACCATCTTCTTGCATCATTAATTTATGCTGAGTTGCCACAACTTCATCAAGAGATTTATTTTGTAAAACTAATTCTTTAGCTTCTTCCAAAGCTAATCCTTTTATATCATCATCAGTTAGATTAGCATAAGTTTTGTCACCTTCATCAGCTAAAATACGCATACGTTCATATGATTCTTGAGTAGCCATTCTCATTCTATCCATATAAGAAATTTCAATCTGCGCTCTGGCGTGTTGTTGATAGATTAAAGATTTCCAAAAATCATCCACTGAGCCTAAAAATCTAGATGCTCCTGAGTTGGCAATTGCAATCCAATCAAAGAAGTTAGTAAGTCCTGTGCGGTCTGCTTCTTCAAAGCCAGCTCTTGTTGATATTCTATTACCGCTTTCAATACCTTCTTGAAGAGGTTCGTTAAGTCTGGAAGCATCATCAAATGCTGATTTGTTAGATTTAAAAGTTTGCATTCCAATTCTTACAGCTCTTTGTAAGCCTGATACATATTCCATGTGACTTTTTGCATTAACCCACGCTCTTTGGAATTCTCTTTTATCTAATGTCAAAGCTCCCCTAATTGTAGAGCCAATTGTGTTTTCTATAAAATCTATTCCTATAGTTAATACAGGTGAAACCGCGTTAATTATTGCAGTTTGCGGACTAGATAACATACTGTTAATAACATCTTGAGCGTAAACATTTGTCAATAAATCTACATAACTAGGTGTAGTTTGAACAACTGCACGAGCTTCTTCTAAATCTAAATGTTTCTGCTGTTTCGCATGAAGCTTAAGACCTTTATTAATATCACCATCACCCAACGCAAGTAAAAGTTCTTCTACCTGTTCTCTACTTTCAATAACTCCAAATCCTTTACTGGAGTATGGATTAGCAACTTTAGTCAACTGTGTTCTTCTAAGAGATGCCGCTATTTCACTTGTAGCCATTTCAGCTAAAGCGTACGTTTTTCTCATATCTCTTTGAGCAGTCTGTATCTCAACTACTAAATCAACTAAATCTTTTTCTGGAGTAGATTCATCTAAAACTAATTCTTGGAACTTGTCGTTAAGTTCTTTAACTTTCTCTAATTTTTTTGTTACTTGAAATTGAAGTGCTGTTACATTTCTTCCAGCTTCTCTAGCTTGAGCCACAGTAGCTTTACTGTTTTCAATGTTTTCAAAGCCTCTCATTTCAAACTGGTTATCTAAATCAGCTAATACAACTTCATCAGATAACTTTTCTTTCTGAGCCACAATCTCTAAAAATTCAGGATCATTTTCAGCATCTCTCAATAAATTCTGCATTTCCGGATCATCTGTATATGTCCAAACTGCAAATTCAGGATCTTTAGCAGTTCCTTCAGCTCTTCTACGACCTTGGCCTCTGCCTACAGAATCACCGTAATGTTCTGCTATTTGTTCTTCTAAACGTCCTCTACGAATTAATTTACCTTCTGCATCTACAGTTTCTATTCCTAACTGTCTCGCAAACTGTCTTAAATGGTAGTCAGGAGTTTTTGATTTACTTTTGTTATCTTTAGCTCTAAGGTTTCTTAGTATAGCTTGAGAATCTACTTGAACTGTTTTAGCATCACCAAAATGTTTTTGTTTTACATCTGGGTATTTATCAACTATAAATTTCTGTACTGTCTTACCTTCCCCTAAAGCAGTATCTACAGCTTCTTTATGCAACTCAGTTACAGCCTTCAATCCTCCCATTTCTTCTACTTTAGTAGGACCTAGCTTGTCAATGTATTCAGTTGCCGTCATTGTGTGTGGACGGCTTAAAGCTTTAGTTTCTACTTTAGGTATGGCTGTGGGAGCAGACTCACCTACTTCTGAAACATCTCTTTTATTAGAAATTCCAGGCTTACCTTGAACATTTAAATATAAATCATCAACAGCTTCTTGAGTGGCTACAGCGTCTGCCTCTTTTCTAGCCTGAATCCTGCCCTCTTTACGTTTTCTAAGCTTTTCAAAAGTTTCTTTTTGTACTGTTTTAAGAAAGAATTTTTGAGCAGCATCAGCCGCTTTAACACCTGTAAGATGATTTTTATGTATTTTATCGATTTCTTCTTTAATTTGCTTTTGAGTTAACGTAGGATTTTTAAACAATCTACGCAACTTATGAGCGGTTTCTATTTTAACGGCTAAAGGTTGAATATGAAAAGCATTTATATGTTTATACGCTGACGTATCTCTAATTTTAGCCATTGTTTTTGCACCTCCTCTAGCTACACCAGAAAGGAGAGGTCCAGCAACACCTCCAAAAATTAAACCTTCAAATCCTTGAGTTAAACGCTGGGCAATGATACTTCTGTCAAGAGTTTCTGATCGCATGAATTCTGCACTCAGATTTGGAGGTAACGCATCAAAAACAGTTTCATGTGTTGTACGGAGAATGTCCATTGTGAAACCAACTTTTGCCCCTTGAGTACCTTTTTGAGCCACCCATTTACCGCCTTTAACTACTTTACCTCCTCCTAAAGATAAAAATATGTCGTACATCTTATCTTTAGTAGTGACAGCTTTTGAACCCATATAACTTAAAGAACTAGGTAGACGATCTTTCACTACTTTATTTAAAGCTTTTGAACCGCCTTGTATTAATTTTGTACCACCTTGTATTCCCCTAGAACCTAATTTAAACACTTGATTAATAGGTCCACCACCCATAAAGTATCCAGTTATATAAGCTCCACCTTCGTGAGCTAATGTTCCTAAAAACCCTCTATCTTGAGGAGGGACATAATCAGGGAAATCAATTGAAATATCAGTGCGTACGTCTATTTCACCGTCGGTTTGTTCATAAACCATTTCAGTGAATTCATTAATACCTTCACCTACTAAATTGCCATAAAATTCAACGTTACCCTCAAAAGCTGAATGTAGTACGCCAAGCATAAAATTTTCAGGGTCTTCAGCAGGTTCACCACCTACTATTTCATTAGCCACTTTTCTTAAAACTGACGTTCCAGCTTTATTCCCAGATTTAAGCCAAGATTTTGTATGTTCTTCAAGAAGAGGCTTTTCTTCTACTTCTTTAGCCTCTTCCAACATTTCGGTACGAGCTTGACCTGAACCTTCAGCAGGAACTGGACCACCATGCACCTCTTCAATTTGCTTCTCTGTAAGAGGCTCTTCTTCAGGCTCTTGAGTTTTCTCAGGCTCTTGAACCACTTCAGCCTCTGGATTGACAATAGGTTCAGATGGAGAAGGAACAGTTGAATGTTCTTCAGGTACTTCTTCGACAGGAACAGCATCACCAATAGCTTCTACTGGAGGTTCACCTTTTTCTAATTTGTCTTCTTCTATGTAATCTTCTATTGCCATTATTATTTACCTAAAGTAGTGATATTTTCATAAGCGTCTGCTAAATCTCCTAGCTTTGTAGGACTATCATAATATCCTTCGCCAGAAATTTCTCCTATCTTTCCATTCTGTAGTTGTTGTAAAATCTCATCTTCCCACTCCCGTAATTCTTTTCTAGCTAACTCAGGTTGGTTTGGAAACTGTTTTACAAGTACCCTTTTCTTTTCCGATCGGGCGTAATCTATATTTGTAGTTAACATTGCTATAACATAACCTTGTCTTCCTGCTTGAGCTGGTGTTAAATCAGCTTGAGCATACGCTTGTTGAATTATATTCAAAGTTAATTTAGAGTGCGCACCAATAGCTCCTTTTACTTGTGCAGAAAAATTAGAATTGTTTCCTTTAAAACGATTATCGTAATTATTAATTAAAGTGTTAGTCGCACCCCGTTCTCTAAGCCAAGCTTTTTTAGTGATATATTCAGACGCGCTTACTGTTTTATCTTCAAACAGCGCATCATCTAAATATTGTTCAAGTATTGCATCAGATTGATTATCTCTAATTAGCCTTGCCCAACCAAACTCAAAAGAAGGGTCTGTAGTTTTTACAGTATTTTGCATAGCCCTAAGTTTAGCCCTATAACCATTTAAATACGCTTTATAAGCCACTTTACCAGGTTGAGAAGCTTTTAAACGAGCTATAAGATCCTCATGGTTTTCTGTTAAAAAATCTTCAAATTCTTTAACCTGAGTATCGACAAAATTGCTTTGATATATATCAACTGGAGTTTCTCCTGAAGAAGAAATATCAAACAACCTTCCTTGTTCGATATCGCTTAACTCAGTGTTCATTCGTTTTCGCATTTCAGCTTTTTTGCGTAGCGCATCCTCATCATATTTCTCTTTAGCTTTTATATAATTAATTTCCATTTCATTAACTTTTTCAGGATTTAAATCAAAAAAAGTTCTATTCCCAAAAACAGGCGTACCTCTGTGTCCTGTACCACCTGTAAACTTTAAAAGAATTTGAGCTTTATCTAAATTTTGTTCCTCTCCAGGCGTGAGTAACCTATTAAAAACAGTTTCAACAGCAGGAAAAAGTTTATTAACTCCGCTTTCATTAAAAATATCTTTAAAAGCACTTGTAGAAAATGAGTCTATGGTTGAAGAAAAGCCATTTTCTATATCTTCTGGTGTTAAATTTACACCGTCATCAATGACTGAAAACAACGCAGTTGCTGTAGCTCCAACAGCCGAATTAGTAAATGCTTCTATAGCTTGCCTATCTTGAGCTGCTTGAATTTGAGGAACTATTGAGCTTTCTCTTGAAGTTATTAAACCTTGAACTAATGGATGGTCAAGATTATCTCTAGTGTCTTGATTAAGTCCTATATCAATAATGTTACCGTCTGAATCTTTTTGAGTGCCGTATATTAATTTATTTATATACTCCTCTACGTTGACATCGCTATTAGCTAATTGAGTGCGAACTTCAGGAGTAAAGTGATTTTCTAGTTTAGTTGAAAGATCGTTTACAGCCATGTAACCAACCTTTCTTTCTTCAAAATATTGGTGATGCGTTGCTGGTATTTTCCCTGCAGCTACTAACTCGGCTGAGTACCTAGCAGTTATTTTTTCCGCTTCAGCGTCGTTTCCAGCAGCAATAGCATTTGCCGCCGCTTGCGCCGCACTGTTATATCTTGTTTTATCCTCAGCAGATAAATTATTCCAAGCATCCTCTTCTATAGCTTTTCTTTTTGAATATCCAACATAAGCATTTAATAAAGTACCGCTTAGTTTTGCTAGATTTTCATACATAACAGTTTCACTGGATTTAAGCGCAGGAGGAGGAGAATAAGGAGTGCCTCCTACTTGCTGTTGCACCTGTGTAGGTGTAAACCCAAAATCAATATTTATTTTTTCACGTTCTGGCATAATTTAATTCCTAAGATGGGTCTGCAAAAAACCCTGAAATCCCTCCTAATATTACTTGACCTGAGCGACCGGCAGAGCTTGGCGGTTCTCCCGGATCAGTCGCGTCCGATCTAAATTGACCGCGAAGTTGGATATCTTTACCTGCTAAAGCAAAAGCAGTTAAAGCGTTTTCCTCTTGTTGATTTAACCTACCTTCAACTTTTGAAGATTCTACTGTTACAGAATCAGTAACAATAGCGGCAGCGCGACCTGCCATAAGTCCATTACTTGAACCTGAGTTTTCAGCTTTAGACCTCGCTTTATTAGCTGAAGATTGCAGTCTTTCTTTTTGTTGACTCATCGCCAACATTCTTTGTCTAAAATTAATTCCTAATTTCGCAAAGTCAACACCTGCGGCTTTAATAGCGTTTACGTTATTTTCTTCATGCTTTTTTACAGCATCCGCATATGCGCTGTCACCTGCCATAACTTGCAAAGCTCCCTGCGCTAGCCCTAATCCTGCACCTACATTACACATTTATATTAATCCTCGCAAATTCATAAAAAGTCCTCTTTTCTTCACCATATTCTGGAACTTCTCTTAAAAAGGAAAATCCCATCCAGCGAAGCCATTTTATATGCACTGTATTTCGCGCATCTACATAATTACATAAAACTTCAAAAGAGTCTTGCATCTTTTCTAATTCATGTCGGCAGTTTCGTAAAAAGTAATGTTTTATGTCACCTATACGATCAGTTCCTACCATCCAAACCCAACCTAAAGTTGGAATGTCTTCTTTTCCATCTACTACTCCAAAAACACCTATAGGCTTACCATCAACTTCAATGGTTTTTGGATTTGTAGTTATATCAATACTTTGTTTTAAAACCTCCTTTACATCTATGTCGCTACCAAAAGTAGCGTACAGTTCTCTTAAATCAGCCTTACGCAAGTTTTTTGCCAAGTGTTCAGCATCTTGGAACATCGATTCTCTAACTATTGCGTTCATGTATTTACCCTCCTGCTTCTAGAAGTATATTGGGCTTCGTATTCAGCTGACATAATACTTACTGGGAAAGGTGATGAAGAAGTTATAGTTAGCGTGTACGCATCAGATTTAGTATGTATAGGTATTCTAAAGTCACCACTACTCACAGCCGTAGAGCCTTGAGTAGTAGATAGAACATCTGTAGTAGATGTAGTGTGCGTATATGTATATGTATTTGCACGTCCTGGATTAGTTACTGAAGCTGTAAACGTAGTTGAGTCATCAAACGAAACGTCACAAGACATTATTTGAAAACGTCCTGATAAAAGTTGAGAAGACCCTTGACCTGCTGAACCTCGTATGACTGGTTTAGAAAACTCATACGTCATTGTGTAGTCTAGCCCAAACCATATTGTCGAGCCTGTCTTATCACCTGCAATTACAAGAGTACCTGCTGAACCGTCCTGAGTGTCAATTGTAAGTTCTGCCGCACCACCATCGCTATCCGTAGCTTTCGTGTAAGCTTTAATTACATTACCGCTCCAAGTAAATGGTAAGGTAAATGTAGTTTTACTACTTACAGGAGTGTTGTAGGAAGCTGTAACTGCATCTGATCCTGAACCGTCTGCAGCATCGTACGATACTCTGGAGTCAAGTTTAGTGACAAAGATTGAGTTAGAGTCTGTAAGATTATTTTCAATCTTCATTTTATACAGGTAAGTTTTACCGCCTGTAATTGCACCACTACTGACATAACGCCACTGACAAAGTACATATAAAATGTTATCAATTGCATGTATTCCGATGATTTGCTTTTGATCATCTGAGTCTCCTATCAGAGGTAATGAATATTTAAACCAAGCTGACTGTACTCTTTGATTGCCTTTATCTAAATATTTGTACAAATACAAATCTTGCATAGTACCATCAGTTGCTTCAGGTAAACCTATGATTAAATTTTGCTGAGGCATTGATGCGTACATTTTCCAAGAATTTGGTATATATTGAGGCACATGGTCTGCGATATCTACAGAAATATAATTATCACCTTGAGCATCTAAGACAGCCATCTGACGCATACCTGAAAATTCTCCCCGATCGTATCCGTAGTAAATAGACGAGCCTGAAGCAATTGGGTGAGCGTTTACATTACATTCGTCATAAGAAACCTGTGTTAAAGCTACTGTTTCATTAGAAAGAGCTGTACGCCCAGATCCTAAAGCAAATTGCTGGTTGTCAGAAAACAGTATTAAATTGTTTTTATAAGGTAGCGCGTGTCTAAGTATTGCTATTTCATTAGAAGACACTGCTAAATCTATAGGTGCTGTATCGAGTAAATCGATAACAGTTGTTCTAAAAAAGTTAAAAAATTCTCCTGTCTCAGACATTACACAGTTTTCACCTGCTAAAAGTCCTAGACGATTTTCGTAGAAAAATATATTGTTTATTTTTTTACCTACAAAAGAAGGGTCTGGGTTTGTGATTTCATCTCCAGCTCCTCTGCTTCCATATTTAAAAGCTGAGTAATCGGATTTTATATTAATAGTTACAGCTTCGTCATCTGGATAATCCGTAGCTACGGTGGCACTTAAAGTTAAAGTGACTTTTCCTTCAGCATCAACATTAATCGAATCATCTATAACTTTGGTTACTTGACTTCCTGTTCCAATATCAAAAACAATTTCAGAATATTTTGGAATTGATAAGAAAGGCGTTAGACCTTTTACAACAATTTGAGTATCACTTGTTGTCATTGCGTCATCAGGATCATGTATAG